CTATGATCCTTGTTTGTTATAACTAGGACTGTTTGGTATACATTGTTTATATTAACCATTTATTTTTGTTTGTTTTTATTTAGTCGGCATAAGGTTAATTTCTTACCTTATACCAGTTTAAGCTATGCAAGCTTTTTAGTAATTGATTTCATTAAATCAACTCCTTCATCTGTTTTAAAATACTGTGCTAAAGAGCCATAAGGATGTTGATCAAATGGAACAGTCATTATTTTTTTACCATTTGAAGATAATCTAAATACAGTGTTATCATCTGTTAATTTTAATATTCCACTTTCAACAGCTCTGTTGGCTAAATTTCTTAATGTAATATCTTCATCTTCTGATAACTCTATAAATAAAGATGGTTCGTTTCTTGCGAATCTATAAGCATCTCTTTTTAATTCTTTAGAGGTTAACTCTGTTACTGCTGAACCTAATTCAGTTCTTAATATAGCCTCTAAATGAGACACATCTAAAGTTTGAACAAGATTTAAAGCATGTAGTTGAAATTCTACACTATCAACTTCATCTTCCGCTATAACTTGATCATCAACTTCTTCCCATATTTTATTGGGATGATATATTGATAATAATTTTTGAAGATTAACTTCTGTTCTTGGAACATTTAATATACCATCTTGAAATATTACATGTTGCAATGTACTATAACCGTCTTGTTCTTCAACAAATAATGATCTTTGATTAGAAGCAAGTCTTAGTTCTCTATTAATACCTAATTCTTCATCAAAATGAAGTAAAGGTTTTTTATTAGTATGTTTAGTTTGAATTGTATAAGTTAAAGGAGCTATATTGTTTTTCAATATATAAACTCTGTCTTTAATATTCCAATCGTTTTTTTTAGTTTTTGTTGTCATGATAAAATAATATAAAATAAGAATACTGGGCTCCGAAGAGCCCGTATCCTATTGTTAAAAAAATATTAAGCTTTAAATAACACAAAGTTATTAGCAGCTTGTGTAATAAGACATCTTTCGCTTAAATAAGCAATTCTCATCTCATCAATATCAGTAGTAGGAGCACCTGTTCCAACAGATCCTGTGATCCAAGATTTGTTTTTACGATTTTCCGTTTCTGAAGCTCTGTATCGAATATGCAAAAATGGTCTTTTTATATTTTGACCTAATTGCTGATCGTATACTGTAGAAGTACCTGCTGGTATTAAAGCACCTTCAATATCTCCAAAACCTCCACGAGTTGACCAGTCATTTAAATACTTCCAGTCAGTTTTATAAAAGTCATAAGATCCTCTACGGTATCCTGTAAATCCAAGATTTAAAGCCATATCAGCACTGTTGTTAAATACACCATAAGATGTACCATGAGCAACACCTGCTGCGCCTGGATATGCACCATTTTGCATTGCAAGAATGTCATCAATTTCTAAAGAAAGTTCACGATTTAAGAAAAGCATGTTTTCTTCAATAGCTCCTTGCTTATCTAATTGCTGAAGAACTGCATCAAAATCTGTTAATGCACCACCACCTGCACCTGCAGCTGCTTGAGCACCAAATCCTTGATATACATTTCCTCTAGCTTCAAGAGCAGCAAAGAAACCTTCAGTACCTTTAGCATTTTGATTATTACCTGCAACAGTAATAGAACTAGATCCTGCAGTATAGCCTAAAGCAATACCATTAGCACCAGCTTGTCCACCAGTTTTTAGTACACCTTCTACCATAGACATTTCTAAATAATCTTCCCAACGAAGTCTTACTTCATGTTCTGCTTTCATGTACCATAAATATCCATTAGCTCCATTTTCAGAAGTAACTTCAATCCATCCAATCTGAGCTGTGTCAGATCCATTGATAGCATAATTATCTTTTAAAATAATTGGTGAATTATTAAACGTAGCATAACTAGGATTTAAAGATTCTGTAAAAGTTCCAGTACCTTTAGCAAATTCATTACCATAAGCCACGGCAGTAAGTCTGTTAGCTATTAAAATTCCTGCATGAGCAACATAACATTTTATTTGAAAGTTTTGCCCTGTCACAGCAGTAACAACTCCTTTGATAACTTCTCCAGTTCCTCCAATAGCAGTTGTTGCTCCTGTTTGAACTTGAACCATTACCGTTGCACCTACTCTAAAGTTTACAGGCTCAGTTTTATCTGTAGTAGTTCCTGTGCTTCTTGGTTGTGCAGTTGGTACACTAAAATTAAGTGCTGTACCTGATGCTCCTGCTGCAATTGCTCCTGCAACAGCTCCAGCTGGTAAAGCTCCTTGATTTCCTAAAGGAATTATATTTGCATAACGAGTATGTAAACGTCCTTGTTCTGTCCAGATAATTTGATCTGAAGTTGATGGCATCTCTGCCGATACCATACGTAGGAAAGATCCAATAGAACGATTTCCGTAACGTTCTACTTCTTTTTCATATACATCTGGTAAAAATTGTTGTCCCCATTGTTCAAAGCCTGCTGCTTGAAAATCTATATAGTTTCCAGAGTACATTGTTTTTGACTGCGTTGGTTGTAACGCTGCCGGTATTCCGCTTGTAAAAGCCATTTTGTTTTGATTTTAAAAAGTTATTTATTCCATTTTACTCGCAATTTAGAAGAATCATTACCAGAAACAACTTTAATTTTTTGACCATTAGAATTTACAACGCTTGTATTGTCTGATCTAGGATTCATATCAATATTTTTAGATAATTTAACTTGCTCACGTATGGCATCGGCACGGCCTTGCTCATAAAAATGATTAGCTATTTTATCTGCATTTCGTCCAGCAAATAAAGCTTTGTGATAACCTGCTGCGTCAGCAACAGTACCATCTTTACCAATATAGTCATTAGCAAAATTTTTAATATCAGATTGAAAATCTTTAACTTTAGTTGGATTTTCTATTTTAAACCTATATTTATTTTTTCCTACGCTAAAATCAAAACCTTTGAAATCGTCAGAAAAAACATTATTAGTTTTATTTAAAAAATCCTGTTGTAGTTTTTCACTTTCTTTTATTAAATCTTGTTGTTCATTATAATAATCATAAGCTTCTTTATATTCAGGAGCTATATCATTTTGCTTTCTTAACTTAAGATCAGCATAATATTTATCCTTACTAGTTTTAAAGTGCGTTTGAGCATTATAGAGTTCTTCTTTAAAAGCTAATTGCTTAGCTTTAACATCTGACGGATCGTCCGTCTCTGCATCATAACCAAAATTTTTACCAAGCATAAACTCAATATCATCTTGATTTAAATGCGGTTTTGTATTTTTATAATATTCACGCATCAAAGTAGTATTATCATATTTACTAATGTCTTTATTAAGATTAACATAATCTTCTAAAGTTCCACCAGTTTCTTCCATGAATGTAACTAATTTTTCAACGTTTTCAGGAAGCATCTGTTTTTCAGCTTCCTTAACCTCTTCTTTTTGTTTGTTTGTTATTAAGGGTTTTTCTTCTTTAATAACAATTTCTTCTTCTTCTTTAATTAACTCTAAAGGAGAATCATTTTTTTCTAATACTTTTTCTTCAGTTTGAACTGTTTTATTTTCTTCAGAGGCTTGCTCCCGTATCTCTCGGTCCACTTCTTTGCTATCTCCGGTTCGTTCGCCCACAGGAATTTCCTTTGTTTCTCGCTCTTGAATGGCATCGTCTTGTTCTTTAAATTTATCTAAATCAATTTTAACAACACCATCAATTTCTTTTGGTGAGTATTTTTCATCAACTTGTCCATCTTCAACTGCTTGTTCTAAAACTTTAGATTCTTTTTCTTGAGGAGTTTGAGGTGGCGTATTGTCTTCTACAGCTTTAACTGTAACTTGTTCTTGTGTTTGTTCTTCCATAATTATATATAATAAAATATTTGTTGTTGTTATTTATTTTGGCGAAAATCTACTTAAATCAATTCCACCTAAAACATCATTACCTTTTGATTCAAATGATTTTGAAGGTTTACCAGATGAAGGCGGTCCAGAAACAGATTTTATAGATGCTTTTACATTTTCTCTTTCCATTGCTCCTTGATTATTAACTTGTGTTAATTCTTTTTGAGCTTGTAATTCTAATTGTTTTAATTGAACATTTAATTCGTATTCATATTGCATTAACTCTCTTTTTGTTTGAGCTTCTACTTCTAATTTTTTTATTTCAAATTCAACATCAGCTCTTCTATATTGTATTTTAGATTCTGTTTTTATTTGTTCTGCTTGTGCTTTAGCCTGTTCTATCTGCACTTGAGCTGCACCTTGAGCCTCAGCTTGAGCAACACTTGCCGCTTGCGCTTGTTGTTGATCTAACTGTTGTTTTCTAACTCTTCTAATCTTAAGTAATTGATTAGCTAGTTTTAGATTTTTAACTTCTCTTATATCTATAGCATCTTCAAGATTTATACTATCTCTTGATAAAGCCATTTGTATATTAGCTTCAAGTAAAGATTTTTCTTCTTCATCAGGTGTTAATTCTAAAAATATACCAAAATCATGCAAATGTAAATTTTTCATTTCTTCTAAAGATCCAACTGAAAATTGGCCTAAAGCTCCTATAAAAGCTTCTTTAGTTGGATGAAATTCTAATACATCTTTAAATCTTAAGCATATAGCTTCAGCTAAAGCTAATGTTATATACATACTAGATGATAGTATATGTCTTGTGGCGGTATTACTATTAGCTGCTGCTAATTTTTGTACTCCAACTAAAGAGTTTGGATCTGGATCAGATCCGTCTCTAGCCTCATTAAGTCCAGTGACATCACGCATCATTTGTATATACTGATTGTAAGCGCCTACTAAAACTTGAATTTGACCACCACCACTGCCTGGTAATTCTTGTATAGGAACTCTACCTGGATTTTGATCTCCTTCAATAGTAAGTGATCTACCTATTATAGAACCAGTAGAAAAATACATGTTTAATGCTTCCTGTGCATTGTAACTTGTACCATTACCTAAATCTACTTCTGCTAATCCATCAGCGTCTAAGAAAACACCTGAAGGTGTCATTCTTTGTATCGCTTGTTGTAATTTTAAATGTGTTAATTGAACTAAATCAGCATAAGGACACATTTTAGAAACTAAAGATGTTATTTTACCTTTATATATTCTTGGTGCCGAAACTGTATAATTCATTAATACTTTATTTGTATTAGATGAAGGACGAACCATATTTGTAGCTTTCTTCCATTTTAACAAAGTATCTGTACCTAAAACAAAAACACCTTCATAAACTACTTCTCTTGCTTGTGCTACTCTTTCAAACCTAGCTCTTTTATCTTGAGGAGGATTAAATGAATCGCTTTTAGAAATTGCTCTAGCCGCTCCTGTAGAAGTTTCTTTTATTTTATAAACATCATTTTCCCATGTTTTCCAATTAAAATACAATACTGTTAATGTATTATTATTGTCAATATCACCACCGCTAGTATTAGCTTGCCAGTTGTTATTGTACATGTCTACCCAATTAGAACCTTTCTTAGTTAAATCATAAAGTTCTTCGTTAGGTACTGCTGGAAATTCTTTATGCAATTCATTTAAAGAAATTCTTTTAACTTCTCCAAAATAATAGCAGTCTTCAAAATTAGGATCTTCTGTGTATGACCATATTAAATTAGCTGGATCAACATAATCTAGTTTTATACCATCAGTATTATTAAATGTATTTTTAACAGCACCTATACCTAATACTGCCAAATCATAATCAAATCTCTTTTTTAATTGAGGAAATTTGTTAGTTAAAAAAACATTATTAATAGCTTGTTCTTCTGCTATTTCAATACCTTGCTTATAACCTAATTGCATATAAAGCTCTAGTTCTTCGGAATTAGCAGGTAAATCTTCTTCTGGAACATTTCTAGCATTAACTCCTAACTGAGATTCAACTTGTTTTAACATTTCTTGAGCATTTATATCTCTTTGAATATCATTAACAAATTTTGTTCTTTTACCTGTTGAAACTGGATCTTGAGCAAAAGCTTTAATATCAAATAATCTATCTTGCATACCGTTAACAACAATATCTACAAATTTAGGTATTATTGGAACTGGTTTCCAGTCTAAATTTAAATAAGATAAATCACCATTAACCGCAAATTCATCTTTATATTTTCCTATAGGTTGTTCTCCTCTAGCATATAATCTTAATCTATGAAATTCGTCTCTAGTTTGAAAATACATTCCAGGGCCGTTATCTCTGTTAAACCATTCCTGCTCAATGGCTCTAGACACAGATAATCCGTAATCTCTAGATACTTTTACTTCATCTGAGACTGCTTGACTCGGAAATTGTGTAGGAAGTTGTCCTGTATTTATTGCCATATTTATTTTATTATCTGACTAATTGATCCTTCTTGCTTGTATTTAGCAAAACCAAAATCAATTTTTTTATTTATTTTTTTTGCATAAGGGCGATACATATGTTTTCTACATGCCATTATAGCTAAACCACTACTTATAGAAGCATCATAAGCTGTTCTTTTAGATATATCAAATTTAGCCCAATCTTCTAATGTTCTTTGAAAAAACATACTACCATTGCTTTCATTAATTCTACCTACATATTCTTCTATGTAAGATTCTATAGCAGCCGCATGAGCTTGTTTAATATCTTCTGAAGTATTAGGTATTCCACCTAATTCTAATTCTGTTTTAGATAAATTACCTATAAGCTTATCAGGTCTATTCATTGAAAAACCTCTATAACCTCTTCGTTTAAAATGATATAATAATCTTGGTTTATTGTTTTCAGCAAGTATAGGCATACCATAAAATACACATGCCATTAAAACTTCTTCAAAAAATATCTCTGCAGTTTGTGGTCTTGCAACATATTCTAAAAAAAACTTTGTATTAGGAACATCTGGTGTCATGCTAAATGTAGTTAATCCGTGAAGAGCTCCATTTGATCCACCACCGCCAACAGTACCACTAATATCATAACTATCACAGCCAAAAGCACCAAGGCCATCGTTACCCGGATATTTAATGCCATTTTTTTTAATTACATTATTTTGAAAATTATTGTTAGGTATCCAAGAAACTTTAAATCTTCCATTTTTAGTAGGAACCCATATAACTTCAGTATCTTTTATACCATTTTTCCAGCTAAAAGTACCACGTACAACATAACCTTTGGATGTCATTTCTTCATTAAAATCTATTTGTTCATAAATTTTAGTTAAATTAAATAAAGAATTAATTGTTTCGTCTCTAAAAGCATGTTTTTCTGATCTTGGAAACTGTCTGTAATACTCATTCAAAGCATCACTATCTCCTTTTAAACCATCTACTTCATTTTCCCAGTGCTCAACAACTCCTGTGTATATTGTTTCCCCATCAATTCCTTCAACCGGTTTTTGTGGGCTGTCGAATACAGGATATCCATACTTGTCGATAAATCCTTCGTAACCCCATTCCATAGGTATGAACAAAGAATATAATCCACTTGCAGTCTGACCATTGCGGTTTCTATTTGTGACATCTGAATTATAAAATAATTTTTTAAAGT